GAAACGACACACTCACCCAGCAGCAGGAGCGGCCCCGGGTAGGGTCTGGGGATCGGCCCCGGGTAGGGGTGGGGCCTTCTCCCTCGGTGCGGGCTGGGGTGCGTGGTCGTTCGTTTCTGTTTTTCTTTCGTTTCGTTCTGCTTTCCTCGCCGTGGCCGTTGCTGATCTGCTGGCCAGAACCAGAGCCGGAGACCCGGCCCCGTGGGGGATATGAGGTCCAGCGAGAGGCCCGGGTGAGTGGCCCGAGTTCTCCAGAAAAATAAAAAGTCTCTATTTTACACCATTTAGTGTTGACATCTTTTCGTGTATATGCTATTATCATCTCAGAGGTGATAACCGTGAAAGCAAAGGACATCGTTAAGGAACTCATGAAAATGCGAGGGCATACGAACCAGAGCCTCGCTGATAAACTGAATTATCCTCACGCTTCTGGTATATCTCAGAGGCTCAGAGGCGAAGGTGACATGAGCGTGTCCACCCTCTTGAAATTCTTGGAGGCTATGGACTGTGAACTGGTCATCAAAAGCACCCTGTCTGATAAATCGGTGTGGGTGGTTGATAGCGGAGAAGAGCCGTCTAAGCAGAAAACAAAGCCCATTGATTTGGACTCCATCCTTCCTCCCAAGACCTGAATTGAGGTGTGAGCTATGAGATACGGATATGGTCGAGTCAGTTCCCGTGGCCAACGGCTCTATGGCTGTTCGCTGAAAGAGCAGAAGGAGCAACTGCTGGCCCAAGGTATCTCGGAAGAGAACATCTATCTGGATGACTACACTGGAACCAAGATGAGCCGTCCGCAGTTCGATGAGCTGTGTTCACGACTCCAGCCCGGAGACGAGCTGGTGGTGTCCAAGCTGGACCGTCTGGCCAGAACCTCGCTGGAGGGGCCAAAGCTGGTTCGTGAGTTTGTGGATAAGGGTATTCGGGTCAACATCCTAAACATGGGTGTGGCCGACAATACACCGATGGGCAAGGTTCTCATCACAGTCATGTTTGCTTTCGCTGAGTTCGAGCGGGACATGATCCTCGAACGGACAGCCAACGGCAAGGCGTACAAGCGTGAGCATGATCCTGAGTGGACCGAGGGTCGGAAGAAGAAACCAACTGAGACCTTTGTGGATGTTCGTAATCGGCAGCTGGCCGGAGAACTG